CCGAGGAGAAGCCCGAGGAGAAGACAGCCGACATCGACACGGAAGTGAAGGAGTTCATCGACGCTGGGATGGATCTGGAAGCCATCAAAGAAGCCTATGCAGACTCGCAAATGTCTGCCGAGGAGATCGAAGAGGCTTACAACCGGATAGTCAATCCCGTTTCAGAGGCTCCCAAGAAGGGAGCCAAAAAAGGAGGGTCCAAATAGGACTGGTAATAGGACGGGGTCGCTTCCCGTCCCTCCTACTATTAAAATTACGCCAGTATGAAAGTTGCACAGATCAAATCAGCTCCTCAGTTCGAATCCCGGGACTGGAGACAATACGGCATCCAAACATACGGAGATACCAATGACTTTCCCCAGACAGTCAGCGAGATTGTTCAGGCTTCAAAGACAGGCAATGCCTGCTTGAGCATATACAATGATTTCGTATATGGTCATGGATTCAAAGATCCCGGCATCTACAAATTGCGGGTCAACAAAGAAGGGGAGAAGCTCGACAAGATCCTCCGCATGGTCTGCAAAGACTTCACGTTATGGCATGGGTTCGCCATCCATATTAACTACAATATGAACTTCCGCGTCAGTTCGATCCACCACATTCCGTTCGAGTCACTCCGACTTGCTAAGGCAGACGATGATGGATTCATTGGCCGGACGGCATATCATCCTGACTGGGGTCACCGAGACAAGACGAGGTCCCGGTGGTCCCCGTCCGACATTGAGTGGTTTCACCTCTTCAACCCGGATCCGGAGGTTATCCTGAACCAGGTAGAAGAAGCTGGCGGATGGGACAACTACAATGGCCAGATCCTCTACTTTTCCGGAGACTCTGAAGGCAGTCCCTCTTACCCGGTCCCCGTCTTCATCGCTGAGATGACAGACATGAGAACTGAGGAAGCACTTGCCAATGTAGCCGGTCGAAACGCATGCTCCAACTTCTTGTCAGCTGGGATCTTGGTGGACATCAAGGACGAGACTCAAGATGAGTCTCAAGTGAATGAGACCCAAGAAGAACTTAACAAATTTCAAGGAGATGAGAACACTTCACAATTGTGGTACATCCAGTGCAAGTCAAAAGACGAAGTGCCCCAGTTCATAAGGTTCTCCGGGGAGAACTATGACAAAGCATTCGAAGTAACGCAGAGAGTCATCCCGGAGAACATTGGTCAAGCCTTCAAGCAGCCTCCCATTCTTCGAGCTGTTGACGTGGGGGCTAACTTTGGGGCTGATCTCATGACCAATGCCTACAAGTACTACAACTCTGTTACAGTCCGGGAGCGTCAGCAGCTGGAGGAGACTTTCGTATCGATCTTTGAGTACTGGTGGGCTCCTTTGGAAAATCCCGACTTCGCTATTCAGTCTCTCACTTACAATGCCGGCGAGTCTATAGCAGACAGAATTGGCAAGGACAACATGACTCAGGTACTGGAGATTATCCGGGACCAGATGCTCTCCACTGTTCAGAAGAGAAACATGCTCAAGCTCATTTATGGGCTTTACGACGAGGAGATTATAAAACTTATGCCCGATGATACTCAACTCTAACGACATTCGGAATGTTCGGCCGATAGCCGAGAACATCAACGACCCGGCCAGACTGGAGCCATACATCCGGGAGGCTGAGACCCTCAGATTGGTGGATGCCATAGGAGCCAACCTCTACAGATGGCTCGACGAGACAGACTTTTCCGGCCCCGGTCCTTTCCAATACGGGGACGTGACCATTACAAAAGATCAGTACACTGCCGCCATGGAAGGCGGGTATTATGATGGTGGCTGTTCCGGGGATGGTCGAAGCGAAGGACTCAAGATCGCCATTGCATACATTGCGTATTCCCGATTCATCGTCAACAATCCAATCAATCCCACTGCTTTTGGGGTAAGGTATAAAGATGGTGAATTCAGCACTCGAGTAGAGGACAACATCATCATCCGTAGCTCGAACGAAGCACGGAACATCGGGGAAGCCTACCTCGAGAAGGCTATAAATCACCTTAAAGCTCTGCGGTTACTGACTCCATGTACTGAATACAAGGAGTCCCCGTCTCGTAAAATGATTATAGGACGTGATAAATTATAAGTTTAACAGATATGGAGGGGGAAATCATGAGAGCGGGAAAATGGGTATGCGGGAGCATTGTAGGGTTTTGGGGGCTTTTAGCTCCGGTCCAAGTCCTTATCCTCTGTGTCTGTATTGCCATTATCGTCGACTTCATAACTGGAAATATTGCTGACTACAAGCGCCACAAACGAGCCCATCAAAAATATGTGTTCAAAAGCGAGAAAATGTGGGACACGGGTTGGAAGTTGGGGCTCAGCATTATCGGTATTGGCATGGCCTACATGCTTGACGTGTATGTCCTCCCGAACTTGGGGGGTCTCAACCTTGCCAACTTCTTCGCTGCTTTTGTAGTCGGGACTGAGTTTTGGAGCTTTCTCGAAAATTCAGCTATAATCTCAGATCATCCCATATTCAGAGCTCTCCGGACATACATGGAGAGATCGGTCAGCAAGAAAACTCAAATAGATTTTGAATGCCATGAAGACAAGTAAGTATTTTAAGCCCGAAGAATTCGAGCGATGCAATCCGTCTTGTTCCATCGAAGACATGGACCAGGACTTCCTCGATCTCCTGGATGACCTCCGTGAAAAGGCAGGCATCCCACTCGTCCTCAATTGTGCTTATCGTTCAAAAGAACACGATAAGTCCAAAGGACGGTCCGGCAACAGTGCTCACACTCAAGGTTTGGCAGTGGACATCCGGTGTGCCTCTGGCCCCAATCGGATGAAGATCCTCCGGGCAGCCATTGCATTACACATTCGTAGGATAGGCGTCGACGGGAGTTTCATCCACGTAGATGCTTCTAAAACCCTCCCGCAGGACACGGTATGGACTTACTAAAAAAAGTACTCTGCACGATAGTTCTTGTAGGTATAGGCTTCATGTTAGGACGTAAAACAGTCGAGGAAAAGATCGTTGTAAAGTACGTCGATTTACCCCCAATTCAGGGGGAAATCAAAGTCCCGGATTTGGCTCCAAAATGGGAGGGTTTTAGGAATCCAATCAAATTGATATATATCTATAAGGGCCAGGAGGAAAAGGTTCCCCAAACACCCCCAGAAATCACAAATGGAGGGGGTTTTGGGGAGGGGGACACTCTGGAGAGCGCAAAAAGGACAATATTGGACTGGAACACGACCCGAAAATACGCTGGAACATTCTTCAAGGATCCCAAAATTGGCCAATTTGACTGGGAAGCCACAGTCCAATACAACACTCTCCAGCATCTCACATACAAGTATGTACCAGTTCGAGAACAAATCAAAGAAACGAGGTCCCCGAGATGGTCCCCATTTCTTAGAGCTTCGGCTAACTCATTCGGACAGATCGGAGCTGGGGGAGGCATATATTACAGAAATTTCGGAGTAGACCTATCCTATGTGCGGGACTTCGAGCTGACCCGATCGGGGTATGAGGTTGGCTTTAGCTGGAAATTTTAGGAAACTACTCCGTCCCGGGCTTAGGGGAGCCCGGGTTTTTTGTGTCCCCCCCCCCAAGCCGAGGATATTGGCCCCGGTGGCAGGGACCAGCAGTAAACAATGGTAGGGAATATGGGTTCTCAAAGAGGATGAGCCCCTAAAAAAGTTGGTGAAACTATTGTTCCATTGTGTCTTTGGCAAAAATCTCGACAGTCCCCCCTAAAAAAGTTGGTCAAACCATTGTTCCCATTGTGTCTCCTTTCCAATGGAAAGTATACAAACCATTGATAATCAATCACTTAAACCGAAAACAATGAGACACAATGGGACACAATGAGACACAATGATTGTTCCTCTGTAATCGATTGAATATCAATGAATTACACCTCTGGACACAATGGACACAATAATATAGGAGGAAAACCTGAATAGGGAATATGAAGGAAATAATGACCAATATAGGAAATGGGAAATCACGAAATAGAGTGCACAGAACCATTGTGTCTATTGTGTCCAGGGAGGTGATTTTAGGGCCTAACCCATTGAGGGTCAATCACTTAGGGTGGACACAATAAAAATTTTATTGTTCCCCGGCTATTTTACCGTAGTATTTGCAGCAGAATTCTTATAGTTATGATACAAACAAAAACAAACTACAACATGAAAATCATAGCCTACACCAACAATCAGGGACTCGAACTCAAGGTCAACAAATTCACCTCCGGTCAGTTCAAATGGGCATTCAGTCTTACCTTCAACAACGGAGTCCATCCCTTCTGCTACACCATGACGGAACTCAGAACCATCCTCCTGAAAAACGGGATGACCCGGAAATGGGCAGCCAATGTAAAAGACCGGTTTGACCCTATCACGGACGAGCACGTACTTATTAATAGGTACAGGACCTCCGGAGGATCTGAGATGGAGGTCTTCATCACCAGCCGAATCCCGTTCGTAAATATGGTAGGAACTGGTTTGGGCATGGGGTATATGAAATTCCAGCTCCTGGAACATAAACTCAACCGCTACGGGTTCAAACAGTTTTAATTCCCGGGACCCTGAAACAGGGGTCCCAACTTTTTTCTCATTTTTCAATCGAAAAATTTTTTACTTCAAAAAATTTTTCTTATATTTGTGATGCCCAGAAGCGGAGCTCCAGGACCTCCCCCAGAGAAAAGGCTTTCAGAAATGTTAACCACTCACATGGATCCTCAGCTAACCGGATCGGACGTAGTAACTACGGAGGACGGGCATCTGTTAACCCTCAATCAGGTAATGGAGTTAGGAAAAATAGAACATAAATTCAAACCAACTATTGTGAAAAAGGAATTCAACTGGGAGCTCCCGGCAGACCCGGACCCCAAATCAGACAACTATTACAATGGAATCGTATCCAAGGAGCTGGGGGACTCCAGCAATATAGGGGAGACCCTCCTTGGGGTTATCCGCAGAGAGTCAGTCAGGAATCAGTCTGATTTTGTCAATGAGGGGATTGAGACCATCCTTGACAGGTTAGGCCTTAAAAGCGCCAAACCCCTCACTCGAAAAGAGAAGCTCCTGGCATTCATCGGATTTAAAGCTGGCTCAATGTGGGAGAGATTGGTGGAAGACCAGAGCCAGACAGAACCAGCTTCGCCCGACCCAATCGAAGTGGTCACGATGTTGATTCTTAAAACAAACGGAAAAGTATGCTGATTATATTTGTGATACAAACTACACAACTATGAGAGCAATAAAATCAGTACTTATAGTCACTCGAATGGGATACGTGGAAGGAGTCTTTACTTCTTTTAGAGCTTTAGCTAACTCCCAAGGAGCCACCCGAATCAACATTGAGGGCGAGTATGAGCCTTACACTGAGACTGAGCTGAAAGACATTGCAGCTAACGGTCAGACATTTACATACTTCGGCGAGAAATGCAGAATATCAGCAAGAACCTTAAACAAATAACTATGGAAAAGATCGAAAAATACGTAGTATTCAAGTACGAAGACGAGTTTGGATTCCACTACATGAAAATGGACAAGCTTCCCGGGGAGGGACCTACATACATGGAGCCCATCTCGTTCGAGAAGAAGATCAACCCCAACTGTACTCCGGGAGCTATCACCCGTCAGTCGTTTTCAGAAGACGGCAAATCGGCCTATGTATTCAGCTCCAAATTCGTCCCCGTGGCGGGTTGGTGGCCCGATAAAACAGACGTTCGGGAGTGGCAGGAAAGGACACGGGTCTATAAGGCTCTCAAGGAGTTGAAAAAGAAAGGAGAGGACCTCAAGCTTGAGAAAGCCATTGAACCTCTACGAGAAGTATATGCCCGAGTTAACCCCAGCAGGAGGAGCATATTTATTGCTCAGGTGGTCTACCTCCTCACTAAGTAGACAATTCGCACTAAGAAGCTTGAAAAAAATTTTCATGTGGGGAAAAAATTGATTATATTTGTAACACAAATAAAAGGATAAGACAATGACTATCAATCTCAGAGAACTAATCGAACAGAGGGGTCTGAAAACTCAAGAAGTGGCAGAAATTCTGTTCCCCGGTAACAAATTCCCTCGAGTATCCCTCCAACGGATCCTCAACGGAAAAGCCTTGTTAAATTCAGAGCAAGTCTCCCGATTAGCAGCTTGGCTTGGAGTATCGTTCGACAACCTCTACAAAGGAGGATGGAGCTCTGAATTTAAGGGGGAGACATGTATTCTGACAAACGGAAACTACAGAGCAGAGTTATCGGTCGAAACAGGAGAGACGAAGTTGTTTCATCTCGGGTCCCTGTTTCATGAAATTGTTCTTCATGCCCCAGCTATACCTCTCAACAAGTACATTGAACTTCTGAACACCATAATCAAAAATCATCAAGCCAATGAAAGTAGAAATTAAGTTCGAGGCAAACCTCGAAGAAACTCAGGATCTCGAAATGGTCCGCAAGATCTGTCAGGTTATCGGAGCAAATCCCGTGACAGTTAAGACGACTGACGTCAAGAAATCAGTCCCTGCACAGGACGTGAAGAAGCCAGTTCCGGCTCCGGCTCCAGTCCCCAAAAAGACTGAGGAGCCCGAACCCATGCCGATGGATGCGAACTCCTCTTTGGGTTCCGACCCCGCTGTCTCCATTCAGGACATCCGGACTCTCCTGGCAAGTAAAGTGGACAATCACCGCGAAACCATCCGGGCAAAGCTCACTGAACTGGGAGCGAAGAATGTGACGGGACTGGATGTCCGAAACTACGACGCGTTCTACGAATTCCTCAAAGACCTTGCGTAATGGGAACCCCGAATCATTCAGCTCGTAAGCACGCCATGCTTTCGGCATCAAAGGCAGACCGGTGGATCAACTGCACCCCCAGTGCTAGACTGGAGGAAAAGGTTGAGGAAACCGGTAAGCCTTCCAAGTATGCCGAAGAGGGTACTCTGGCTCACGAGATGGCAGAATGTTACCTCCGAGCGAGATTCCTCATAACGCCTGTTGACGTTACGTCTGCTGAACTCCGGAAGCTGAAGAAGAGTGACCTCTACACTGAGGCCATGGATGAGCCCGTAATGGCTTATTGCCAGTACGTAACGGACCAATATACGGAAGCTCTGCGGAAAACCAAAGACGCTCTCGTTCTTCTGGAGGAGAGACTGGACTTCTCGGCTTGGGTCGAACAAGGATTCGGCACTGGAGACGCTTGCATTATCGCTGACGGGGTCATGGAGATCATAGACCTCAAGTTTGGCACTGGCGTGCCGGTTTTCGCTGAGAACAACCCTCAGTTGATGCTGTATGCTCTTGGGGCCTTGTCCAAATTTGAAATGGTCTACGACATCAACATGGTGAAGTTGACTATAGTCCAGCCCCGCCAGGAGCGAATCTCGTCATGGGCGATTACCCCCGAAGACCTCTACAAATGGGGTGAGGAGGTAGTGAAACCCAAAGCAGCTCTCGCTTACTCCGGAGACGGTGAACTCCAAGTTGGACACTGGTGCAGGTGGTGTAAAGTCAAAGCTTTGTGTCGCAAGATGGCAGACCACAATCTGGACTTGGCCAAACACGAGTTCAAAGAACCCGAACTCCTGACAACCGAGGAGCTCGCTCAGATTTTCGAGCAAGCACCCATGCTTCAAGATTGGGTAAATGCTGTATCTGAGCACCTACTCTCCAAAGCCATCTCGGGCGAGAAGGTCCCGGGGTATAAGGTAGTAGAAGGAAGGTCAATACGGAAATGGACTGACGAGAATGCCGTTCAAGAAGTTCTTACCGCATGTGACTACACCCCGGACCAGTTCCAAGTTGTCAAACTGGCCGGAATCCCGGCAATCGAGAAGCTCCTCAAAAAGGACTTCGATTCACTGGTCGGGGACCTCGTCATCAAAGCTCCTGGCAAACCCACTCTCGTCCCTGAGTCCGACAAGCGTCCGGCAATGGGCATAGAACAAGCAAAACTCGATTTTTCTAATAACTAAATTCCAACAATTATGAGTGCAACAACCAAAGTAGTAACCGGCAAAGTCCGGTTCAGTTACGCCAACGTATGGGAACCCCGTGCAATGGAGGGTTCCGACCGAGCAAAATACTCGGTGTCCATTCTCATCCCGAAGACTGACTCGGCAACTCTGGCTCGGGTCAAGGAAGCCATCGACACGGCTCTCAAAGAAGGCATCGCCAAATTGGGTGGCAAGATTCCTCCCACGTGGAAGAACCCCCTCCGTGACGGGGACACCGAAAGACCGGACAACCCGGAGTATGCTGGACACATGTTCGTCAATGCCAACTCGGACAACCGTCCTGGCATCGTGGACATCAACCTCAACCCGATCATCGAAAGAGAGGACTTCTACTCTGGATGCTACGGCCGGGCGTCGATCAACTTCTATGTCTTCAACACGAATGGCAACAAAGGCGTTGCTTGCGGGCTGAACAACCTCCAGAAGTTGACTGACGGAGAACGTCTCTCCGGGGGATCTTCTGCAGAAGAGGACTTCGGCCAGAACCCGTGGGACGACGACGACCTTATGTAGGTTGGTATGCTGGGTCTTATTCGGGATTAGGGGTTCGAATCCCCGCCCAGCAACAAATTTAACAATAATTAACATGCCGAGACGCTTATATTTCGATACAGAAACATATAGCCCGGAGGACATTAAATCCACGGGCGCCTATAAATACATAGAATCGGGGGACTTTCAGCTCCTTATAGTAGCTTTCGCCTTTGACACCTCTCCCGTTCAGGTGATAGATCTGGCCAAAGGAGAGGAGCTCCCCGATTATTTCATCTCCGCTTTAACTGACCCGGGGATCGAGAAATGGGCGCACAACGCAGTATTTGAGAGACTCGTATTTAAGCGTATAGGACTACCTATCCCGGTTGATCAATTGTATTGCTCAATGACTAAAGCAGCCTATTGCGGACTGCCTTTGGCTTTGGATGAACTCTCCAAGGCGTTGGTCCTCGGAGAGCACGGGAAGAAGTCGACCGGTAAAGCTTTAATCCGGTTTTTCTGCTCCCCGTGCAAGCCAACCAAGTCCAACGGGATGAGGTCTCGGAACATGCCGGACGACGACCCGGACAAGTGGAACGAGTTCAAGACGTATGCCGAATATGACGTGATTGCCGAACGCGACATCGTGGAACAGCTGGATCAATTCCCATTCCCGGAGTTCGAACGTCGGAACTACCTCGTAGACCAAAGCATCAATGACCGGGGCATTCTAATAGACCTCGACATGGCCGGAAACGCCATCTCTTTTGACGAGGTGTACACGGAGGAGATGACCGACCGGATGAAGGAGCTAACAGGACTGGACAATCCTAACAGTTTAGCTCAGCTCAAGACGTGGCTCAAAACTAACTTCGGGCTCGAGTTTCCAGCACTTGGCAAACCTGAGATCCTCGAATATCTGAAAAACAATCCGGAGGCTCCCGATCTGGTCAAGGAGGTTCTAGCTGGTCGGCTTGCACTGTCCAAGACCTCAACTAAGAAGTACATTGCTATGCTCAATTGTGCTGCCAAAGACCAGAGAGCTCACGGGTTATTCCAGTTTTACGGGGCCAACAGAACAGGACGTTGGTCGAGCCGAATGATTCAGCTCCAGAACCTCCCCCAGAATCACATGAAGGACTTGGACCTCGCCAGAAACATAGTAGAGAAAGGAGACTACGACCTTGCCGAAATGTGTTACGACAATATCCCGAATGTTTTGTCCGAGCTCATCCGGACAGCCTTCATAGCCCCGGGGGGAAAAATGTTTGCAGTAGCCGACTTTAGTGCTATTGAGGCCCGAGTCCTGTCTTGGTTAGCCCAGGAGAAATGGCGACTCGACGTCTTCAACACCCATGGCAAGATCTACGAGGCATCAGCATCACTCATGTTCGGGGTCCCCATTGAGCAGGTTACGAAAGGATCGGACCTCAGACAGCGGGGCAAGACGGCAGAATTGGCACTCGGATATGAGGGGTCGGTCAACGCAATGGAGAAGATGGACAAAGAGAAGAAGCTGTCCAAAAAGGAAATGTATTCCATTGTAGCTCTTTGGCGTCGAGCCAATCCTAAAATCGTTGAGTTTTGGGCTGAGGTGAATGAGAAGGCCATCGAGTGCGTCCAGACCAGAAAGACCAAGAAAGTTAGTTGTCTCGTCTTTGAACATGACGGAACCAATCTGACAATAGCCCTCCCAGCGGGGAGAAAATTATACTACAGAAATCCCCGGGTGAGACCCAACAGGTTCGAGCAGACTGGCATTGTCTACGACGGCATGGTCCAGTCAGTAGGATGGACCGAGGTAGAGACATACGGGGGCAAATTGGTGGAGAACATAGTCCAGGCAATCTCCCGGGATCTTCTCGCCGAAGCAATGTACAGACTAAGCATTATGAAAGACTTCGAAATAGTAATGCACGTCCATGATGAAGCCATTGCAGAGGTAGACGAAGACCGAGCCGGGGATTGTCTGGAGACTATGTGTAGAGTTATGGGGGAGGATCTTCCTTGGCTGAACTGCTTGCCAATGGGATTGCCTCTCAAAGCAGACGGATACGTTACTAAATTTTATAAAAAAGACTAATGACATACGACGGGGAACTTGATATTGCAATCGGACTGAGTGCAAGATCGAGAGTATGGAGCAACAAGAAACTGAAATGGTCTGAATTGGTCAGTCGGCTTGGGGAGGAGAATAAGACCACTGAAACATTCAAGGAATTTGTTTCTGCAAGCAAGGAAGACCAGCTCAAAATAAAGGACGTAGGTGGATACGTTGGAGGCTACCTGAGAGGAGGCAAAAGAAGTCCGGCCAATGTGGTCCACAGACAGCTGATGACCCTCGACTTGGACTTTGCTCACAAAGACCTCTGGGATGACTTCACTCTCCAGTTTGACAATGCAGCTGTTCTGCACGGGACTCACAAACACTCAGATGCGTCTCCTCGGTACCGACTAATAATGCCACTGAGCAGAGAGGTCACGGCTGATGAGTATGTGGCCATAAGCCGAAAAATTGCCGGGATAATCGGGATAGACCTTTTCGACAATTCAACTTTCGAGACCAACCGACTCATGTTCTGGCCTTCTACGCCGAAGGACATGGACTACTATTTTAAGGTCCAAGACGGCCCATGGATTGATGCTGACGAGATTCTCAACTCCTATGCCGACTGGAAAGATTCGTCACTTTGGCCCACAGCTTCGTCCCGTTTCGAAGCTGTAGACAGAGCCGTTAAGAAGCAGGAGGACCCAACAGTAAAGAGGGGGCTCATAGGAGCGTTCTGTAGGACGTACTCCATACCCGAAGCAATAGAGACCTTCCTCTCCGACACCTATGTCCCGTCAGCATTGGAAGACCGATACACTTACACAAAAGGCAGCGCCTCGGCTGGTCTGATCGTGTATGAGGACAAGTTCGCTTATTCCCATCATGGAACTGACCCGTGTGGGGGTAAACTTTGCAATGCGTTTGACCTGGTCCGCATACACAAATTCGGTCATCTTGACGACAAGGTCAAGGACCCCTCGTCGAAGTTGCCAAGTGTGTCAGCAATGGAAGAGTTCGTACGCAACGACCCCGACACAAAGACTACCATCGCCAACGACCACATTAACAGTGCCAAGTACGAGTTTGCCGATCCAGAGCATGATCGGACTCAGGAAGAAGTCGTCGAAAAGGAGGTTGACCCGGAGGCTGAGAGCGTCGAGTGGATGAAGGAGCTGGAGGTTGATACTCGGGGAGCGTACCTCTCGTCGGATGCCAACCTCAACCTCATATTTGCAAACGACCCCCGATTCAAAAGACTGTTCAGACAAAACGACTTTGACGGGAAGAGGTACGTTTTCGGGAATCTCCCGTGGCGTCGGGTTGTTAAGCCGGAGCCGGTCAAGAACGTAGACTACTCCGGGGTCCGGAACTATTTGGGTTGCGTATATGGAATAACGTCCTCGCTAAAGATCGACGATGCCATGGCTCTAGAATTTGAACGCAACCACTTCCACCCGATTCTGGACTACCTCAATGACCTCAAATGGGACGGGATCCAACGGGTAGACAAACTCCTGATTGACTACATGGGGGCTGACGACAATATCTACTCTCGCGAAGCCATCCGCAAGATGCTGGTTGGAGCAGTTGCCCGAGTTATGAACCCCGGGGTCAAATTCGACCTTGTGCTTATGCTCGTAGGACCTCAAGGATCCGGCAAAAGTACGTTCATCAAAAAATTGGGAAAATCCTGGTTTAGCGATACATTCCTTACAGTCCAAGGAAAGGAGGCTCTCGAGCAGATCCAGGGGGCATGGCTTATTGAAATAGCTGAGCTCTCCGGTCTCCGCAAAGCGGAGGTTGAGTCAGTGAAGCATTTCATATCTAAGTCAGAAGACTCATTCCGACCAGCGTATGCCAGAACTTCTGAGATATATCCCCGGCAATGCGTCTTTTTCGGCACCACCAACGACAGCGAATTCCTGAGAGATCCCACTGGCAACAGACGCTTCATGCCAGTGGACGTGGTCCCCAACAATGCCAAAAAAGACGTGTTCATGGAACTGGACGACGAGATAGACCAGATATGGGCTGAGGCAGTTGTCCTGTACAAATCCAAGGAAAAACTCTATTTGAGCCATGAAGCCGAGAAAATAGCCAAAAACGAACAAAGCTCTCACAGCGAGTCAGATGAACGGAAAGGCATTATTGAGGCGTACTTAGACCGTCAACTCCCGGACAACTGGGATTCTATGGACATTTACCAGAGGAGAGACTTCCTGGCCGACGAACTAAACCCCAAAGGCACCACCCCCCGAGACTACGTGTGTGTTGCTGAGATATGGTGTGAATGTCTCGGTCGGAACAGAGAGGACATGGACCGGTATAAGACTAGAGAAATAAATGACTTGTTGAAGAGCATGCCAGAATGGGATCCGTGCAAGTCTAATAAAAAATTCCCCATCTACGGAAAACAAAAGTGTTATGTGCGAAAACTCGATTGAGAAACGACTCGTCACTGAGGTGGAGAGAGTTGGTGGCTGGTGTTTGAAACTCCCCGCAATTCACAATGCTGGCCTCCCCGACCGACTCTGTCTGTTCCCCGGGGGCGAAGTCGTTTTTGTTGAGTTGAAAGCATTCGGCAAAAAGCCCAGAAAAATCCAGATACTAATGCACCAGAAACTGAAAGCAATGGGCTTTCGAGTCGAGGTGATAGACACGACCGCGGGTTGTAAAATGTTAGCATTAGAATATGACCGAAAATGATCTCCACCAATACCAGCTACAAGCTGTTGACCACATAATAAGCCACACGCACTGTGCTCTGTTCCTGGATATGGGATTGGGCAAAACAGTGTCTACTCTGACTGCCATCAACGAGCTCATGTTTAAAGAGATCGAGGTCAGGCGAGTATTAGTCATAGCTCCCAAAAGAGTAGCCGAATCAGTCTGGACTCAGGAGGTCGAGAAATGGGACCACTTGAAGCACATCAAAGTTTCCCGCATCACTGGGACAGAACGTCAACGTCGGGAGGCTCTTGCCAGGAAGGCAGACATATACACCCTCGGAAGAGACAACGTGGCTTGGCTATGTGGGCTCTACGGGGGATCCTGCCTACCATTCGACATGGTGGTCATCGACGAGCTCAGCAGCTTCAAGAATCCAAAGTCTATCCGGTTCAAAGCTCTCAAGCACGTTCAGGCCTCACTCTCCAGGGTAGTAGGTTTGACTGGTACCCCAGCACCTAACGGACTAATGGACCTTTGGTCTCAAATGTACCTCCTGGACAGAGGAGAGCGCTTGGGCAAGTACATATCCCACTACCGGGACAACTACTTTAAGCCTGGCCGACGAAATGGACACATTGTGTATTCATACGACATATCCAAAGAGAATCAGGAGCGGATATATTCTAAGATCGGGGACATCTGCATGAGCATGAAAGCTAAGGACTACCTCAACCTCCCCGAGCGCATTGACAACATAGTCGAGATCCCGATGCCCCCGGAAATCCAAAAGGCTTATGACTCCTTCGAGGAGGAACAAGTTCTCAGCATGATCGATCAGCTCGGGGACTCAGTGGAGATCCCGGCCGTCAATGCAGCAGCTTTGTCCACTAAGCTCCTCCAGTTTGCCAATGGAGCAGTGTACGATGAGCAGAGAGTGGCTCACGAGGTGCACACGTTGAAGATCGAAGCCACGAAGGAACTCATTGAGGACGCCGGGGGACAGTCGGTCCTCATAGGTTGGACCTTCCAGCATGATAGGGACCGACTCATGAAGGCTCTCGCCAAGTACAAGCCCCGGGAACTCAAAACTGAGAAGGACATTATCGACTGGAATGCTGGCAGAATTCAGGTTCTTTTGATGCACCCAGCTTCGGGGGGTCATGGGCTCAACCTCCAAGCCGGGGGACACCGCATCATCTGGTTTGGGCAGACCTATTCTCTCGAGCTAGAGCAGCAGTTCAATGCTCGGCTTGACCGACAAGGACAGAAAGATGTCGTGATAGTCAATAAACTGGTATGCTCGAAAACAGTGGACCAGGACGTAATAAGAGCCCAGAAAACGAAGACCCGGGGACAGGATGCTCTCATGGAAGCTGTAAAAGCGAGGGTGGAAAAATATCTGAAAAAATATCGCAAAACATCGTAGTATTTGTCGCAGAAGTATTATATTTGTGATACAAACAAAAGGACATTACTACACTTAACAACTAAACACTATGAAAAAGTTCATCAAATTCCTGGAAGCAAACAACGCATGGGAAAACTTCGAAAGAGCATTCGAAAATTACGGAAGAAACGCAAAAGACTACAAAAAGGAATGCGAAGGTAACATAAACATAGAATTAGACTGCGCATTCATGTGGGCAGAAACAGAAGAAGGGGAAGAATACTGGGATGCGCTAAATGAAAAATGGATAGAAGCGAACAAACCACTTAAAGACCAATTATTGAGCGACGACTAACAGGGAAAAAGCAATCAAAGAGATCCGGCAGGTGTGGCTGGACGCGACCCTCCGAAAGG